CGCATGGTTTTTATCCTATCGTTTTTAGTATTTATCGGTTAAATACAACATTACATATTGTAACATGGAGAGAGAATATGTCAAGTATAGAGAACCCTGGGTTGCACTTTGCAACTCTGGCTAAAGTAGCCTATCTAACACAAGCAGACAGCAAGCCTGCAGTACACACACTTGGATATACAAAGAGTGTACTTGTAGATCACAAAGGTGCAGAGTGTTTGATTGTGGAAAACAGTGAGCGTGTTGTGCTTGCATTTAGAGGCACAGAGCCAAAAGAGTTTAGTGATATCAAAGCAGATCTAAAAGCGTGGAAGCGTAAAAGTAAAACCTGGGGCATGGTGCATGCAGGATTTTATGAGTATTTAGGTCGTATCTGGGAACAGGTAGAGGCATACATTAGTACACCTGCTCGTAAGAAAAAAGCACTTTATATTTGTGGACACAGTCTGGGTGGTGCAATGGCAGCACTAGCAGCAAGTCGCTTGCAGGATCGTGTTGTTGCTTGTTATACATATGGTCAACCTCGTGTAGGCGGGCGTGTATGGGCTGCTAAATGTACGTTTGAGCATCATAGATATGTAAACAACAATGACATTGTGCCGCGTGTACCATTTGCTGCTATGGGATTTCGTCACAGAGGCGAACTACACTACATCAACTACTATGGTTATATTCGTAAGATGACACCATGGCAGATCATTAAAGATGGATGGCGTGGTCGTATTCGGGCGTGGAGTAAACGTGAGTTCTTTGATGGTGCAAGAGATCACAGCATGGATTTATACGAAGCAAAGATTGCTAAAAATTAAATCCGTAATCTCGTCTATCAATACCTTTAAGTGAGTCTTGACGATCTAGTTCCTGGATCGTCTCTTCGCCTATTGGCATATTAGGATCAAAGTAAGGTGGATGTTTTACTTCATTAATGATATAAGGTAATTGTTGTTCGTTAAACCAGTCAATAGTTTTTTGTTTATAAGGTAAGTTTATGTTAGTTAATGTATAACTTACACTCAAGTCGCATTGTAAATCTCTAAATTTAGTTAAATTTTCTAATAGTTTATTCCACTGTAAAGGCCAACGTTGGTATTCAAAAACACGCTCGATACCATCAATACTCATACAAACTATCACACGTTTAAACTTTGCTAATATCTGCAGAAGTTTTTTGTTTATTTCAGCACTGCCGTTTGTTACAAGACTAATTACACAGTCCGGATTTAATTGTTCTAATATTTCTAGATTACGTTTTTCCACTAGTGGTTCTCCACCAACAAACTCTACAAATTTTGCAGTATCATAATGAATTTGCACATCGTCTATTACTTTATAATTAGGTTTGCGGTTCAGACTTTGCCATTTTGTACTATATTCTCCAGAGCACATAATACATGCTCCATTGCACAAATTGCTTGTGCCAACTTGATATATTGTAGGATTATACCCATCTCGTTCACACATAATTCGAATGTTTTGTATAGACAAGTCGTATAGTGTATCAGCTAACATATTTTGCTGGATACGTCGACTTTGCTGTGCATTTTCTTCTGCTTTCCAACATTTATTACAATCTTTGCTTTTAACACCATTTAATAAATCATACCTAATTTGTGTTAAATCGTAATTTTCTGGAAGCCAGCAACATACACGAGTTTCGCGATACCAATCCAGTTCTTTGCCTAACCATGGCTGTACACAAAATGTTTTACTCAAAATATTTTACCACTTCTGGAAATGTATCTCGCCAATCTAAATTTCTTATGCTATCCCAAAATTCACAGTGAGCTATCATTGATCTGTGTTCTGTGTAGTTCACCGAACTCAATAGTCCTGTTACTTGTGCATTTTTTATAGTTAGTGCAGATATAAGATCGTGTGGAGTCTTATTAATATCTAGTTCTCCCCAACAAGGATGAACATTTATTTCTACAGGATCTCCTAAACGGTTACTATTGAAATTATTAGTAACCCAATCTTCCAGTCTACTATAGTAATACACATTTAACGGATTAAGCGTATGATTAAATCTAAAAAGTGTATTGACCGGAGAAAGTTCTCGCATTGTGTTAAGATTATTAACAAAGTCTTGCCATTTAATGGGCCAACGTTGGTACTCAAACTGATCTTCTATACCATCGATGCTAACTTCTATTTTTACAAGTTTGAATTGAGACATCAAATCATACGCTTGCTGGCTTGGAACACTTTGTCCACTTACAGTATAATGTATTTCACAATCTTGTTTATTAGGAACTTGTTCTAAAAACTTGGTGTGTAGTTCATTAATAAACGGCTCGCCGCCCCAAAACTTTATTTGTTTTAACATACTAAAGTCGTTGGTAAACAAATTATCAAATTCAATTTGATCAAACATATAAGGAGACTGCTTAACTTGTATATTTTGTTTTTTAAATTCTTTGTGCCATTGACTGCTACTGTCAGGAGCACAGATTACACATGCTGCACCACAAACATTATGTAGCATAATTTCTAAACTTTGTATTTTAGTATCACCATTTTTTACTATATCAAAACTACTATGCCTGTAACTAGATCCATTGCTGATTTCCAATGCACAACATGTTTCACAGCCAGGAGACCAATCTACAATGTTTCTGTATTGGTCTCTTGCTTTTTCTATGTTGTTGTATGATAAATCTGTAATTAAATTTTTGCTTTTGTACCAGCAACAAGGTGTTATATTATAGCCTGTTCCTTTTTTAGAAATGCTAACGCCATTGGTTAAAAACTTACAAAAATCACTCACTTTTTAGTCCCGCTAACATATCTTTGAGTTTACTGCTCTGCACACTAGCAGTTGGTGTACTAACATTGTCACTTGCTTCTACTACGCCGTTGCTCTTAATACGATTCATAATGTTACTGCCCGTAGTCTGTTGCGGTGCATCTTCATCTTCGCCTAGGTCTGTAATACGCAGACTTTCCAAGTTAAAGCCTAAGTCAATCTTTTGACCAACACCACTACTGCTACGAGTTTTCATTAACTGTATCTGATAGCGTCCACGCTCACGCATAGCACGACTTGTAAAGATACCAAAGACATTATCCGCTGTGTTAATCTTACTCAAGCCGCCTGAGATATGACTGTGATCGAATTCAATTTCATCCACTGCACCTCTGTTCAGCTGACTTGCTGTTACAAACACACAGTTAAGTTCTTTAGCCAAGTTACGCAGTTCTTCACTAACATACTTGTCTTTAACAAATAGATCACTTGGACTTACTTTAGCACTGACTGGCATAAGCAAATCCAAATAGTCAATAAGCAAGAAGTCTACACGCCAGCCATTTTTAATTTGCAGTTCTTTCAAGTACGCACGGATATCATTTACATTGCTTTGTGCTGGCATGTATTTGATCTGCAAGTTGCCTGCTTTCTTGCCCACCATCTTAACTTTCATTTCTACAGTGTCCAAGTCTTTGAATACTTCTTTAGTACTCACATTAGTAAGCATACTGTCAATACGCATGGCACTAAGTCCTTCACTAAGTTCCAAACTCAAATACACGCCGTTTAGTCCTTGTGTTACCCAGTTCACTGCTAGGTTCTGCATAAACAAACTCTTACCTGATCCTGATCCACCTGCAAAAATATTGAGTTCACCTTTGTTCATGCCACCAAACAGTTTACGATCCATAGCGGGCCAGCCTGTGCTGATCTGTCCGTTATTGTCCTTGAGAGCCATAAGTCTTGCTCTGGGATCTTCAAAGTAGTTTGTGCCCATGTCTTTTGTAAGACTGATCTGTACTGCGTCTTTGATGATCTTTTCAACTGGTTCATATTCGCCCTTCTCAAGTAAATCTGCACTCTTGAGAATGGCACGTTCTAGTTCCTGCCGCTTGGTGAATCCTTCAAACTCTGCGAGGAACCAATCATTATGACTTTCTGTAATCTCTGGAACAGGCTTTAGTTCAACACCTGTTACTGCACGAATCTGTTCGTGCGTAGGCAATGCGCCATGATCATCACTGTGCTGTTTAATAAACACTGCAGTATCATGTAAACTGCGATCAAAGTTATCTACATTGTAGATGTTTTGCACACGCACAAAGTTCTGTGCATCATGCAACATCATTTCTAGAAATAACTTTTGTAAGTCTGCTGTATATTCTTTACTCATTTATTTTCCCACATGCAAAAGTGCAATAGTCATAACGATTAGTTTGTATTGTACTATAGAAATTATCAAAAAGTCTAGCACATTCTACATAAGTTGTAGTTGCAATATTATATTTTTTACGATCTTGCCACCAATCTGACTTATAATAATATCTAAAATCATGTACATGACAACAACTCATAAACTGTCCACTGGCACTAATATACAATAGTTTTCTATTCTTACATTTTGGAATAATATCTCCACCTCCTGGTTGAATTCGTTCACTTGAAAAAACAAAAAATTCATCCATGCCTAGCTGTACACTAAGTTTTTTAGCAGACTCTACGCTTTCTGTATTATAATTAAAAGGAATAAACTGCCAGCGTGTTTGCACTCCTTGTGCTACTGCAATGCGTATTGCTGGTTCTATTTGATCCCATCGTGCATTTATCCTATATTCTGTAAAGTTATCAGGTGTTCCGTCTATAGCAAAATCTATTTTATCACGTTCATCCAAACACTTTATAAATTTTTCCCACCACTTTTTACTTCTTCCTGATCCACTGGTTGCTATTTGTATACTGTCAGTATATTTTTTGCATACTTTTACTAGACCTTCAAGATCGGGATGCATTAGTGCATCTCCGTAAGTGCCACACAGTAATATGCTTGTAAAATAATTACCTTGTAAAAAATGATCTAGAGCATCAACATCAATATCCTCAATAGGTAAAAACTTTTTACCAAAGTCTTTAATTAATATAGTCCTAGGACACAGTGGACATTTTACAGTGCATCTACTAGTAGGCTCGATATGTAAACTATCCAAGACGTTTCCTCATTAGATTAATTTTTAAACTCATTGTTTGCTTTGCATCAATAATACTTTTAAGTGTGAACAGTTTACCATAGCGAACAACTGCATCATTAATGTCTTTTACATCCGTTTCCCATTCAGGAAAGCTAACACTCCATCCATACTCTAGTGCATCGTCAATTAACTTTTGCCCTGCACTGTCTCTGTCTGGTACCAGGACGACTTCTCTAGCGAGTGTGTCGATAATTTCTGCTTGTGTCTCACTGGCATTGTTACTTAGTACGCCAACACCACCAATACACATTGCATCCAATATACCTTCTGTTACAATCACAAACTTTGCATTGGGCAACTGATCATCCATGCCATAAACATATCCAGTATCGTAACTGTTGTGGTACTTGGGCTTGCTGTTTTCATCTGTTGATCTTGCAGTGTATCCTACGAGTTTGTTTTCATATGTGCAAGGAATAATAAAACGCTTCCACATACCTGCAGGCTTTGTGTTACTGTATAACAGTTTGGTGCTGTCTAGTCCTCGCTGTGCTACATAGTCTTGTACTGCTTGTGGTGCACGATCAAGTGTTACAACATTGTCTGGTAGTGGACGAGGCTTAAACTCTATAAAAAACTCTTCGTCAAGTTCTTGTTCTATTACCACTGTGTCTTTGATACGCAGTGCTTCAATATTAAGCATACTGCGAGTATTTTCATCCACACCTAACCAAGCAAGTAGTTTGCGCATTTTAAAACTGATGTGTCTGCCTGGTTGCCAACCTGTTTTAAAGTTGCAGTTAAAGCAGTGATAACTTATTGCTTCACCATTAGCAATAACGCCGCCTCTGCTACGCTTATCCATGCTTTCGCCATTGTGATGACAGCATACAGCATTAAACGAAATCCACCCATTAGTGGTACGCTTTTGCTTGCCTGGTAAGGCATCAATAACTGCTTGTTGGATACTATTCATAACTGTTATATTATACGTTCTTTTGCAAAATCATGCAACCTAATTGTAAAATATTCATGCCCTAGTTCATTGGGATGGCCGCCACTTGCAAATAAATCTAATCTGTCATCGCTCTGCTGCGCATCTTTAAGAACACTTTCCATTGTAAGTCCGTCTAAAAAGTAGTTATCGTAACCTGCAGATTTATGTTTACCCAGTGCATTAAACTGTAGTATAGGAATGTTGTGTGATTTGCATACACTGTTCACAAATAATTTTGCTGCATCAGTCCAATAATTATGGTCAACGTTGCTGATAATCCAATCCTTGCGACTGTGTAAAAACTTTTCATCATTTCTTACTGTGTTATTATGCGTCCAAGTTTCGTCTAACCAGCTGAATCTCTGAGGTTCGCTCCAAGCAACACACACTACTACACTTTCGCTGGGATTTCTATTGTTATTAAACCAGTCAGCAAACTGATACTGTATAGCATAGTTACTGTTAGCAGGCTCTGCGCGATTGTCCCAGGTTGCATCTAGTAGTTTGGCTAGTTTCCCTAACCAACAATGCTGTTCTCTATAGCGAGTGTTTGCGTAATGACGATCCCATACCATAGACTGAGATTCTTCATCAAATGTGTTATCTAGTTCTGGATCTATAAGTTCACTACCGTAGGTAAAACTACAGCCAAAGCCAACTAACTTCACGGTCTATATAATACTTGACTCAATGTTCCTGAGGTAGTTGTACGCTTAAAACGCACTGCACTGTATACGCCTGTAAAGTTAATGTAGGCGTTAGCAGTTTGTGCAGTATAGTTTGTTGTTGAGATAGTTGTAAAATCAGCGTTTTGAATACTATTACTTGGATTAATTGAGCCCTGTATCTCCAGGGTGCCTGTGAACGCACTGCTAAAATAAACCTGTGCAGTGTGTTGTGCTGTGTTGCGATTTACATATGGTTTAATACTGATAGTGCTGCCAGTGTCGCCACTAGCAAAATTTTCTACAGTGCTTGCTGTAAATGGTGGATAAACACCCTCATCAATTTCTAGTACACCGTTTGCACTATAGTTGTCGTCTGCATATGCTGGTGCTGTTCTGCCTTCTGGATTGGTGACCTTTAGTCCATAACTGTAAAACTTTGAATCTAGGTTAAGCAAGTCACTTTCAGTAATACTTGCTTCAAACAAGCCTCGACGCGGATCAATTGCTGTGAGCGCACGTTCAACATATGCAACACCATTTTCTTTGTCAAGTATAACAATACTTGCACTATGGTCTGTCATGCTAACACGCTTTTGATCGCGGTTTTTAAATTCAATACGAACGTAATTGTCTATACCTCTGTAGACTTTGATGTTGGGTGTGTAAAACATACTCATGAGGTTATTAACTCCTGTATCAGTAATAACTGCAGTGTGCTTTTGTGCATATAAATATCCAGTAATAACAGTCATACAGTATTTATCGAAAGTGTTTAATGCCGCCACTAGCAGAAGAAATATTTGAAAAATACCCTTTTTTAAGTTTGGTTACCTACGGCGGCGCAGAGTATGTAGGAATAGTACAGAATCAAGACGACACTGTATTAAGCATGTATGACTATAGCAAGATTCCAGACAATCTCAAAGCAAGTTTTTTAGAACTAGGTGATGCGTGGTGGTGGGAATCAAATAGAATGATTCCTATTAATTTATTTCTCAAAAAAGATTTTGCACAGTTTGCCAGTATATTGATTACATTTAACATTCGTGACACAGAAGTTGTTCGGGGTCCAAGTGTAAGTATTGCCGAACTAGCAAAAAAGCGTAGTAAAAGACGCAATATTCAATTGGTAAAGAAAGTAAAATGATGGAATTCTTTACAGTGCTCATGCTTAAACACTTCGTTGTTGACTTAGGTGTACAACAGTACTTAGGCCCTAGGCAAAAACACGAGTGGTTAGGTGATGGACACACCCATTACCTACATCATGGAATAACAACAATGTTTGTTGCACTGTGGTTTGCACCAGAGATTGCAGTAGTGCTAGGTATAATTGACTATGTGCTACACTGGCACATTGACTGGGGCAAGCATCATTTAAATAGATTTCTTAAATGCGAGACAAGAAGTACTACCTGGTGGTGGACTAATGTATTAGACCAGTGCTTGCATGTTCTGACTTATTATGCCCTAGTGGCGTGTAGTGCCGCCGCTATTGTTTGAAATAGTGTAATCATTAACATCTAAATCGTCAGCGATTGTTTTTGCTACATGTGCAAGCATTTGCTTGATCTGTTCATCTTCTAAAAATGTTTTATACAATACCAAACTATGCTTTAACAGCATAGTAGCCACATACATAAAATCTTCGTCTGAGGTTAACTGTGTTTGGATGTGTGCTACTAGTGCATTTTGTATATCTTGCATGCGTTGTGTGTCGTTAACCATTTGTTTCCTCTAATATATTCATATGCACTGCTACAAGTTGTGCATATGCCACACTGTGGCTTTTCTTAAAACTATAACTGTCCAAGCCTGCTTTATCCCAAACAGTTTGTGCAACATCTGCCCAAGTTTTGCCTATCAAGTGTCTTTTACCTGGACGAATAACAGCAAGAAACATTGCCATACGAGGGATGCTTGTAATATCCTCAGGCATCTTTGCCATTGTTTCATAGTGTTTGCCTACATGTATCAGTTGTTCAAAGAATGCTCTGTCGTGCAGTTTACTCCAGTTAGGCTCACGCATAAGTTCTACTAGATGCAGTTCATTGCGCACATGAGAGTACACACCAACATTTAGCAAGTCTAGTTTAAAGTATCCAAGTTCTTCTGCTCGCTTGTGATCTAATGTTGCTAGTCCATCATGTGCTTGTGGAATACGGTTAAAGTAAACACCTGTGTTGTGTTTGTTTCCGTTTTCTAGTCTGGCACCAACGCTGGGCACATGCTTTAGTAATTGTGTACGGTCACCAAAGTCAATGTCTACATCTGGCATATCAAAGTTCATATCTCACGCCTTCCCATGCTTCTATAGGATTTAAATCCTGTGTATTTGTTGGATATTCTTGCCAATTTTCTATTTCATACCCGCGATGTTGTTCTATATAATAGTCCAGACAGGCTTGTTCGACTAGTAAAAAATCGCCTAGATCAAAACTTTCATTGTTTTTCCAAGCGGTAAATGCTTGTGTTACACGATTTTCGCTTTGTATAAAAGGTTGCATGCGTTCTAAAAACTTCTCATGGATATCACTTACATCAGTCTTATATTGATATCCTAATCTTGTAAGTGTATTTTTTGTCATGGCTATAAAATTATCTTTTTCAAAAAAGTCTTTATAGTTTATTGTATAGCATATATTTCTTATGTCAAATTGTTGTTGAATTGTTGATATATAGGAATTATGAAAATTCTTTATAATATCTTTTAATAATTCTCTATTACCAGTTAAGCTATTTTCAAAACTATTCAATGATTTTGAAGATAATATTACAGGATGTTGATTTTTAAATAGACGTTCCTTTAAGTTAGTATCATTCAACAAATATAGATTATGTTCTCCGCCGGCATATAAACAGTAAAGCATAATTTTATACAAGTCATTATAGCTGTATGTTACAAAAGTATGAATGTCTTTAGCATCAGTTTCATACGCATGAAAAAAATCTATCACTCTTTGAAATCTACCATTGGCATGAGCACCCAGGTCACTTCCCCACACATCAAACTTTTTAACAGTACCTGAACTGATTGATAAACACCTACTTAAAAGATTACCGTGCGTGCCTCCCTCAAACAATAATATTGGCAATGTCATAGTCCTGCTTCCTTTAATATGTGTTTAACCCATTCCGTGTCTGCAAAGTAGTCTACAAACTTGCGCTTCCAATAGTCCGGATCAATATATGGAAAGATCATTTCGATCTGCTCTGTGCTTAGTTTGTCCAGTGCTGCTTGGCCACTTGCACAGTTAAAAATAATCCAAGCACTGATGCGCCCTGTTGTAATATGCTGCACAAGAACATTAGTGTTTACATAGTTAAAGTAATGATTAAACACACTGTCTTTTTCTTCTGCCCATGCTTCCATGGTTTTTATGCTACGCTCCAATGCATCCTGCGTTGCTTCTTTACGCAAGTGATCAAACAAGTATTCTTGATACACAGCGTCTTTGCACCAGTAGTCCAGTTTTTTATTGCTCTTAATAACCCAGTCGATGAACTTTGCAGTGTTGATTGCACGGATAGCAACCATGTGTCTACCAAACTTTACAAATGCATTATAGTATGCACTGTCACTGAAGTCTTTGTATGTCTTAAACTTTGCACTGCCTTGTGTAAGTTCATAGAAGCGCAAGTAAGCAGTCATACCCAGTTTGACACCTGCTTCATTTTCTTGTTGTGCTCTGCGCTTTGGCTCGCACAAATGCGCCACAAGAGTACTTTCCTTGCGATAGCCTTTGCCACAGTATTGGCATGTGTAGTCTTTGGTTTCCATACTATAGTTAATTATAGCATCTTTTATGACGCTTGTAAAGTCGTTCATTTTAACGCTCTTAAAACATTTGTCCAGTGTTTATAATATTTCTTAATATAAGGAAGTGCATTGTTGAAGTCTTCGTATCCTAATTTATCATATAATTTTTCAATATTCTTTAAAAAAATATCTTGATTTTCAAACCACTTACAATCCCAGGATATAAAGTTGGCTAATTGTTGTTCTGAAATTTTACATAACTCGGTGTGTACATGCTTTGGTACAACATCTTTATATTGAGACCTTTTATACACTAAGTCGGTTGTGTTTACTAATCTGATTGTAAGAGAATCTATATAGTAATTTTGCAAAACTTTAGTAGTAGCTAGTGAGTGTGCGACTAAAAATACGTCTTTAGTTCCACTAACGAGAGTCTTGAACTTGTCACAAAAGTTAAGATCCCAATAATATTTTTCTAATTCATCTGGTTTAAACGTATGATTGTCATCTAAACTATGACCTACAAACTCACTAGTTGTAAGACCTAAATCATTCCATTGGGCATGTTTCAAAGATTCTTTGAACATCATGATAAAATAATTACTTTTTTCTTGCATGCTACTATATGCTAGTTTGTGATGCATGATAGTTGCACTGTCACTGAAGCCCAGACAATTAATAACACATTTGCCGCCGCTGCCACGTGGAAAACTACTAATTATTATTCTGCAATTTATGTTCATTCGCCATATAACTTTGCTATTGCTTTGAGATCTTTGTCTGTATACATCTCACACAGCATATCTAATTCGTCACTTTTTGCAAGTGGATGCAGTCGCTCTACATCTTTGCGGCGCTTGCTTGAATTGTTCTTGTCTTTTTTCTTATGACCAACCCACTGATGGAACTGTGTGCCCATACCAGGACTAACTGTGCATAGCAGTTGCCACACTAGTTTAGGATGCTTTGCTAGTTCAAAATAATTACAATTTACATGTTTATTTGTAGCCATAAGATAATACGATTCTATTTCGAGTTTATGTTCTATTGGCTTTCCATCTTTGACAAGACTTACATAACGGTTTAGTAAGAATGGTGTTACTTGCTTTTTATGCTCATCACTAAGCCCATCATAGAACGCATAGTCTTTGCGATCTATTGCAGCAAGCACTGTGTTTAATGGTAACTTGTCAGTCAAACCTAACTCCGTGGGTATCTATTACATCACTAAATGATAACACAAACATACGAGCATCGTCAAGTGTTTCGAACTCTAGCACAACTGTATTATCCACGCTTTCTATTTTATACTCTGTGTCTGTACGGTGTTCCAAGTAACGCTTTACACGATCTATAATGCCCTGCGCACGATTGCCATGTTTAACTGCAGTGTGAAAATCCAAATAATGACTAAACTGAAAACATCTATAGTCTGTGCGGATTATTCTACCAGGCTTTGTCAATGCTAACAATCTCGTTTTGTTTGTTAATCTCTTTGGCACAGAACACACATCGAGGATTTTCTACACCTGTTTCAATTGGAATAGCAAGAATTTGTCCCTGTTTAAGTTTAGGGAAGAACCATTTAACATCGCTATAAATGTCTACAATGTTTACTGGCAAGTAGTTGTGTCTAAAGTCTCCCAAGGGATTAAACACAAATGCATCAAACCCACGATCATTTAGACTACTAAAGTTAAGCATCTCTA